GAAACCGTTGATCTTTTTAAGACTTCCAACCCCTCTTGATGATATACCTAATGTCATACCATAACTTAAATAATGTGCAACTAAATCACCATTACAAGATATAATACCACCTCTTCTAAAACCTTCAGATACTAATATCTCCAATTTACCTATAAGAACATTATCTTTCCAGAACATATCTACTATTCTATGTGGTGAACCACCTTTAAGTGATATAACAGATTCTTGTGGGTGGTCTAATTCATGAAAACTGGAGTTACGAGCAATAACTTCTCTATACCTTTGTTCTTCCCTTCTTAGAATATTTTCTGGATATACTCTACCATTTCTGTTTTCAACACCATATTTTTGTAACGTGGCGTAATAGTATATGGGCCCAGATAAATCTATTGGGCCCTTACTAATTTCCTCATTTATAATTTGTCCTTGTAATACTTCAGATACTGAACCAGCATCACCTTCAATTAAGATACCAAAACCTTCTTCGTTTTCTTTTAATATTTTCATACCCATTTCAATAGTTTATATTACATAAATATAATGAAAACAAGTTAAATACCAAGTTAATCATCAGAAAAGTCAAACCCCATCCGCTCATCAGCAATTTTTTTGTTTTTTAATCGCTTAATGGTCTCATCATATGGGTTTTTAAGAATATATAATGAAATAAAAGTTTCTTTAAGATGAGCCATGGTATAACCGTTGGTATCTTTAGTTAATTTATCAATATCGTATAGTTTTTTATCTTCTTCATCCAATATTTCGGTAAAATAAATCTTTCTATCTTCGGCTGTTGGTTTTTCTATTTTATATTTCTTGTCAAATCTTGATGGTCTGTCTTTAATTCTAGCGGGTATTTTTTCTAAATTATTTGTTGTTGCAACATAAACAACATTCTCTATCGAATTTAGACCGTCTAAGAAATTTAAAAATACATCCTCACCAAACTTTTGAATCACAAGATCAATATCCTCAATAATACAAAGTAATGGTCTTGTTTTTTCTACTTTTCTAACTAATTTAGCTAACTCAACCCAGTTAAAAGGGTTGTCAAAATAGATTGATAAACCATTGTATTCCTTTAATTTATCAACCAAAAGATAGATTAACGATGTTTTACCACAACCTGGATCACCATATAATATAATACCTCTTTTTGGTGTTAAATTATATTTTTTAAACCTATCTACATTATCCCAGAATTTTATTAAATCACTAATAATTTCATTATGCGGTAACGATGGTAGATGGAAAAATTCATCGCTTTTATAATTTAATTTTGAAACTCCAAAACCGTTACTATCGTTATATATCATACTATATAAACCAGATTCAACGGCAGCAACTGTTTTAAAATTAAAAAAGAAATCCGTATTGTTTATTGTGTACCATGATTCAATTGATGGGTGAATTCTATCAAGCTGTTCTTTAAGCATTTCTTGTTCATGTCCCATGGACATCTCATATATCTCGTCTAGTTCTATCATTTGATTTTTTTGAAAAGTAGTTTAATTTATTTTGTTCTAAAGATTCCACTATAAGATTAGACAATTCTTGCATTTTTTTAAACATTAAAGTTGAATTAAATTTTAATTTTTCTTTAGGGTATATTGTTAATTCGATGAACATAAAACTTTTTTTATCTGATGACATACCTGAAGCTCTTAAATCCAGATCCACAATAAAATTTTCATTAAACGTTGTTATATCGATACTATCTTTTATTTTAAGAATAATTTGTTTTCGCATTAATCTAACGTATGAATCGTAGTTATCTATTTCTTTGGGTTGCACCCATGATTCAATGTTTAAATAAATAGCGTTTAATTTAACAGCATCAATTGTACCGTATTTAACTCGAAATCTCTTGTCTGTAAAGAGTTTCTTTTCTTTCCCAAATTTGCTTTGCATTTTGTTTCTTCATGTTTTAATATATTTTATTATTTATTACTATAATAGTAATAAAAAAACTTCATTAAAACAAATTTTATATATTTATAACTAAACACATATATTATGAAAATAGGAGACATCAAAAAATGGTCTTTCGGTGAAATGACATCGAACCCAGACGGAAAAACATCTGTAACATCAACATCAGGCTTTATCATTGTTATGATTGGCTGTTTATCATTCCTGTTAGGGGTGGTTGATAAAATGTTCGTTGACAAAAGTATGGACGTAATTAATCAAGCTGTAGCTTTTACTATGATTGGCGCTGCTTTAATTGGTTATAAAAACTATACTGGTCACAAAGTATCAATAGCGAAATCAAATGCTGAAGTTTCAGCAGTTGAGGATACTGCAGTTGAGGAAACCAAATAAGATACTCCGCTATAAGCGGTATTTTAGGACCGTTCCAGTTATGGAACAAAAAAAACCAGGATTCGCTACCCTGGTTTTACTTTTTATAAAAGTGTGTTTATTCGAAACTTTTCTTTAAATCAAGAATATTATCAATAACCTCTAAAGACGGTTTTTGACTTTTCATCCCATTTAACTTTGATCTAACTTCTAATAATTTTTTAACAACAATAATATCATCAGCTTTATTTATAGTTTCTTCAACCATATTTTGGGTGTTTTCAATTAATGTGGTATAATAACCATTGATAGTAGATTCGTTATTTTCAGCAAATAAATTCAAAACTTTAACTTGTTCTTCATTTAATTTTGAGATTTTATCGGCTAGGCTTTCATTGATTTTATCAATTGATTCATTTATTGAAGCGATATTCTCAACAACTCTAGTTAAATGTTTAACCAAAATTGTTTTATATTTAACCTTATCAACCAATGATAATTTTTGGTTAAAAACCAGTTGGTCCATACTTTCGTTAATTGTATTGTTAACAATAACAACGTTTTCGGTTAAACCCTTTAACGCATCAACTTTTGTTAAATCAAATGATTTTAAATGCGTAATCGATTCTTCAACAAATTCTTTTGCAATATCTTCGTTTTCGAATCGCATTGTATTTAATAAGTTGTAAACCTCATTAAATTCTCTTAATACGTTATTTTCTTTTAATACCTTAACATACTTGGCAAAAGATTTTTTAAAATCCTTTTCACCTTTTTCTTGGTAAGTTTTTTCTAAGTTTGAAAGAATACTTTCTTTTAATTGTCCAAACATCTGTTTAATATTTTTATATAAATATCAGTTATTTTTTTATTATACTAATAAATTATCAATTTCATCAATTGTTTTTTTAAGAGCTTCATTGATTAACTTATTTTTAGCGTCTAATTTTCTTTTGGTTATCTCAGCTAAAGGTTCTTCAGCACCTGGTAATTCAGCAGCTGTTTCTGGGGCCGCACCAGCTGTTTCAGGGCCTGGTATTTCAGCACCAGCCTCAGCTCCTGGAACTTCTAATGGTGTTGTAAAATCAGTTCCACCAGCACTTTCAGCACCACCACCCATATTACCGATGTCACCCATACCACCACCAGCGCTTTCAGCACCAGTACCACCAAGTGTCATGTTGTTAGGGTCAATTTTATATATTTTGTAGATATCTCTGAATATACCAGTTTGTTTAATGGTTTCACCAAGAGTTTTAATCTCCTCACCACCAGCTTTTTCAACAGCTTGTCTTTGGATATCAAGTTTAATCTCATCATCACTCATATTTAAGATTTCTTTTTTAGCATGTGTCATTGACATAGCAGAGAATCCGTTACCAGCGTCAGAGACAGCATCACGATATAACGTAATTTTTTCTTTCAAGTTTTGGATTTTAAGCATCTCAGCTTGGGTAGATGGGCTTGTTAATGTTAACGTAAAGTTTTCTAAGTCATCTGTAAAACCTTTGGTGTATAAATGGATAATAGCCATTTTATTTAACTCTTGAATAAGAGCTTTTTGTATTCTATGTACAGCTCTCGCAAAACGAACATCAAGAATAGCTAAGTTTTTACCATCACCAGTTGTTTCTTCAAAACCAATAAAAGCTTTAGGTACTCTAAGCGCCGCAAGCATTTTCTTTTGGATATACTCGATGTCAGCTATTTCTGATAAGTTTTGGGCCCCAGGAAGCGTCTCAATTGGCATCGCAAGGCTTGGATCTCTAACAGGGATAAAATAATCCTGATCGACAGCTAATGCATTATAACGTGTATCCTGATTACCGTTATCCTTATTAACCATATTAACCCTTTTAAAGTTATTGGCGATTTTATCAACATAAGCATCAACGTCTTTATCATCCATATTACCAACGAATACTTTGTAAACACGTCTTTCTGGTGCTCTGGTTACACGATATACTAACATCGCATCCTCAGATAACAATAATTGTTTCCAAATTCTTCTCACTTTTTCAAGCATCGATGTACCGTAAGGTAATCTTCTATCATCACCAAGCAATCTAAAGTGAGAAATTTCAAATGAGTTAAATTCAACATTTTTATCTTTCCAGAAAAATTTAATATTCTTTTCTTTTTGTTGGTCACCTAAACTTGTAATTTTTGAAAAACCTGGTTCAGATCTTGTCATCTCAATATTCGGTAATTGTGTTACACCAATAATACCCTGATTAGGTACGATTTTATTGTAAACAAAATTATCACCATATTTACATACGTTTCTAGCCCAAGCTGTGAGGTTAGCGTTAATATCTAATACATTTTCAAATAAATCTGTTAACTCTTTTTTTATTCTGGTGCTATCAGAATAAATTGTTAAAACCTTACCGCTTTCATTTGCAGTTGTCGCTTCTTCAGCAAAGATATCCAACGCAACAGAAATTTCTGGTGTGTTATGTGAAAATATTGTATCAGTTGCGAAATTTTTATATCCAGGTACTGTTAAATCATAAACAGGCATTATACCATAAGGTTCAATACTAACAATTTTATGGTTTACAACCATAACATCTTGTTTTTTTCTACCAGTTTTACCCATAGTAATACCATATGCATCTGTAAAAGTTTTCCAATTATTATAACCACCTTGTCTTAATGTTGATCTTAATTTACCTAATGTGATATTTAATTTAACACAAACTTTAACCATTAATTTTTCTTCTTTCGCTGTATCAACTAATAAATCCCAAGGTATTAACTTAAAATTAATTGACTCAAAGTTTTCAGATATTGGTCTATATTTTTTAATTTTATAAACACTTAAAAAATCATCCCAATTTTTAAAACCATTAAATCTTAATTCATTTTGTATTTTTCTGTAAGAAACACCTAAATGTTTTGCCGTTAATTCAATCGTTCTTTTTTCTTTCGCAACATTTATTACTGTGTTAAAATCTATTTTAATATACGCTGGGTTATTTTCACCAGATCTTTCACCATTCCAGTGATGTTTGTTATCGGTACGTTTACTTATTTCAAGCATTTTAGCTCTATAGTCTGGGTTAGACCATAATTTTTCATTATTTAATCTTGCGTGATAAGCTCTATGTTCCGATATATCCCATATTTTTAAATTTTCTGGGTTATTGTTTTTACCATTAAAATCTATATGATGAACTTCTTCGTTTTCTTTTAATTTTTGGTTATAAAACCATTCAGCAACTAAAGTATGTTCGGCAACCCAACCATTATGACCTTCTTCATTATTACAAGTATAAACCCAATTATATTTTTCATTATTATAAAATGATTTACGGTAAAACGGCATCATTGAATCACCTGGTTTTAGATTTTCTAACATCTCAAAAACACCGTCACGTTTTAAAAATCTATGACCATATGTTGCAATAATAAAACTATTATCATCAAAAGTTATCTTATATGTCATTTCATCACGTGTGTAATGTGCGTTTCTTGCCATTGCTGGTACAACCTTTTTAAGGTTATGATCATAAGCGTATGTTATAAACTCATAATCTCTACCTTTATCAGCTAGTTCTTTTATAGTTATAAAACCGTCTGGTGTAGCTATTTTAGTATCTCCAATAATTGAATATTCCATGGCCTCATAATCGTAATATGATGCAATTCTTGTTGGTTCATAATAAACAGCTTTTTGATAAAGTTCATTATCAATTTTTTTCCACTGATTTTGTAAATATAGTGTTTGTTGCGCCTCTAATTTTTTTTGTTCCAAATCATCACCACTTAATCCGTTGAATGAACTTGGGTCAATGACATATTTAGGTCCATCGACTTCATTACCGAGAGCTTTATTTAATCTTTGAAATATTGTTAATCTATTGTCTGCCATATATTTTTAATTTACGTATTCACATAAAACATAAGGTGGGTATTTGTATTTTTCCCCAGCTTCGTCCCATTCTTTTTTTTGCACATATGTTGTTGTACCATCTGACTCTGGTGAACATTTGATAGCATCAACATTTCTTTGTAACGACTTAGCATCATTTTTATCCAAATTTTTTGGGTTAGTTTCTCTAACGATTGATGTTGATCCAGGTCCGCTACTTCTAGCTTGTTTAATTATATTTCCCATTTTTTTAGTTATTTTTAATTATTAGGTTTAGTTTTCATTACACCAAATAACCAACCAAATTCCTTTGTATTCATCATATTATTACTTGATGCAAATTCATCAGAATTATAATATGATTTATCTGGGTTTGGTGAGCTAGTTATGTCTTTTAATAAATAGTCTGCTTCTGTTTTTGCGTTATTAGTTGTTATCTTCCAGCTATCTAGCATAGCTCTGGTCATATTATCTGATTCTTGTAATCTTTTAAATGAGGTGTTTGCAACAAATAAACACATACCAAGGGCCATGATAAGGTCATCGTGTGAACCTTTCATATGGTCTGGTTTACCATTTTTATAAACGAATTTTTTTAACTCAGCTGTCAACCTTTCACTTCTGATTTTAAAACCACCTCTAGCAACCGCTTCTTCTAAAGCAGCCACAATTTGACCTCTTCTATTTTTTGAAGCAAAATTTATACCTGGGATGGAATTATCATCTGGTATAAAGTACATACTATTACTATCACCTTCTTTATCGTAATGTAATAATTTTTTAGGATAATTTAACTCTTTAAGTTTTTGTGTTGACGCGATACCCATACCACCTGTAATATCAAATGTAGATAACGCATCGTACATCCTACCGTATTGATCCACAATTAATGCGGCTACATCTGGTGGGACTTTACCATGATATTCTAATACCTGTTCAAAGGTATCATAATCAATAATACACATACCTGTGGCATCCTCAGAATCACCACGAGATACGTCAAGTGCTAAGATATATCTATGACCCTTTTCAGGTAATTTCCATATCCATAGATTACTATCCCAAGCCTTGTCTTTAACAATCGGGTCAATAACATTTTCTTGTTCCTGTTTTCTGATTACCTCACCTTCAATAACGTTATCACCAGAACCAATAAAGGCGCATTCTAATTCTTGATTTATCATACGTTTGTTGAAGTTCATATCCCTACACATATTTTCATACCATGTGGATTGTGGTTTATACCCTTCAGTGATAAATTTATTTATAACATCTAGGTGTAAATCAATAACCGATTCAATAATATCTTCATCTTTTTCAGATGCTGGTTTTTGAATCCAATCAACAATATCTTTAGTCTTAATTAAACGTAAATCTTTGTTGAATCGTGGATCTTGCCACCATTTTAAGTGTGTAACACAGAAACTGTTATCACCTTTGATAGCACCTTCATACGAAGCGTAATAAATTGGGTCTAACCCATTAGGGGTTGAGATCAATACAGCTTTACCACCAGTACCGATTGAAGCCAAACACGCTGTCCATAATTCTTGACCACCTTCAACGAAGGCGGCCTCATCAATTAATAAAACAGTTGGTGTGTAACCACGCAAGGCATCCTGTGATGTCGCAACGGCTTTAATTTCCGAACCGTTAGATAATCTAACGTGTTTTTGTGATGATTTATCAAATGAAACATTTACCCAATCAGGTAGTTGTTTGATAAAATTAATAATTTTGTTTTGAAATTCAATTGCCGTTTCCTGTTTATTAGCAAGGATCAAAACCTTCTCAGGTCTATCTGGACTAGCAAACGCCGTAAGTACAGCGGAATACGCAGCTGTAACAGTTGATATACCAGCCTGGCGATATTTTAAAACTAAATTAAATCTATGTTTTTTGTAATTATCAACAAGTTTTTTTTGACCATCGAAAAGTTCAAAAGGTACATACCCTTCTCTGGTTTTGTCAAAAGTTTCAAAATAACTTTCTATAACATAACAAAAATCTTGAGAGCACTTCGCATACTCTATTAGTAATTCTTTCTTATCAGTAATTTGTTTAGCCAAGTGTTATTCTTTACATATAAATAGTTTATTATAGTCCTAAATCGCTTAAATCAATATTATCAAAGTCATCTTTAATAAAATTATATTCCATAATTTCCATTCTTTTTTCTTTAACAATATCTTTTATCTCTTTTTTAGCGTAATCAGGTCGATGTTCTAACAACGACATAAAATCAATAAAATCTTTAGCATCTCTTTTGAAGAGATCGATTAAGATTAATTTTTTAATGTCATAATCTTCTTCATCAATTAAAGCGTGAAAATTAGCCCATATAATAGGGAATAAACGAATATCCCATAATTCAGAAATAATTGTATCGGTATAATCAATTACTTTATCTGTGTTTTCTTCTGGTAAACCAACCACAGATAATAAAGAGATGATACCTTTTATCATTTCGTGAATTAATATCGGCAAATTAATTGCTTTTGCTATAATTTTAGGTGTTTCCCCACTAAAGTCAAGCTTAACGTAACCTGCATTATTCGAATCAGCCGATTCAATCTGCTGTTGAAACATCCCATCGCTAATTAAATAATAAAATAAGTCATTAGCGATTAAAGATTTTTGGTAGCAATCAGTAATATCTGGTACAATCTCCTCAATTTCAGAACGATATAAATGAAATAAATAATGACCCCTTAATGACGCACCTTGTGCTAGAGCATTAATCGTTCTTCTTTTTACGATTTCATCTTCCATTTCATTTTCAAGTTCCTCTTTTTCTTCTTCAGTTAAAGGTGATTCCATATTTATTTCCTCAGGTAATTTAATTTTACCTGGTTCTAATATTTCTAAATCAAAAATAACCTCATCTTTACCAATAAACCACTGTTCTCTTATAATTTTTTCAGCAAGTTTACATAGTTTTAACCTATTACCGTTCTCTTTATTAGTCGCTTCCATTAAATTTTTACCAGCTGACAACATAACTTCCATTGGGTTTAGTTGTGATTTATCAATCCCAAATGTGTTACAATAAGAGTCAACCAACTCTTTATATCTTTCAGACGCAATAACTTCCTCTCTCCAGCTTTCTGGATGTGTGGATTGGTCGTAGTAAGGCATTTTAGCCAAAGGGTGTGTTCTTTTGGTTAATGCGGTAACTGTCGCTTTAGCGATAAAATTTGGGTAATCCCCCAATTGTAGTCCTGAGTTTCTCATAAAAAAAATGCCTTGTTTATATTTAACAAGGCAAATGTAGGTAAAAGTTTTTAAATAACCAAATTTTTTTTAAGCTTTTGGTCTACCAGGGTTTGTTTTTGGGCTAGGGATGTCAATTTTTGATGGATCCTTAACTGGTGTTGGTGTCTTTACTGGTGTTTCAACAGGTGTCTGTGTTGGGTTTTCTTGATTACTTTTCATGTTACAAATTTATTTTTTACGTTGTTTAACAAATTCCAAAATATCCGATTTTGTCAATTTTGGTTTTTCTGACTCTGCAATAATACGAAATGTTTCTGAATTAACCAAATTTTCTTTGTTTTCTTTTAAAGAATCTAAAGATCGTCTTAATTGTGTGTAAGCTTCTTTTTGTTTATTAGCTTTTAATAAATCAATGATTTGGTTAATTTGGCTGCGCATATAAGGGGTTTTAAACCCATCAAGAAAAGCTTGGTAAGTTGCATCATCCATTTTACTAATAACAGTATTTGATGGTTCTCGCATTTCTTTATTTTTTTCAGTTGGGAATAAACCTATTTGTTTGGTGTCATCGACATTAACAATTTTAAAACGACCCCCATTTTCTAAAGCGTTTTTAGCATCATCAAAAGTTTTAAACTCCTCAGACTCATTGTCAACCATATCATTATAAACAGTATTAGCATACTCAATAACATCATCTTCAGATGCGTTCGCTTTAACTGTACCAGATTCATCATTAATATTATATCTATCACTTTTTGGTGTATTTCTTTTAGACCATGGTAAATCGTAATACGTATAACCTGAAATTTTAGACATTAGCTCATCAATGGTATCTTCAAAAGACCACTGACTAGCAGAATCATCTTCTGTTTGCATACCACTGTTTGTATCCTGTACACCAGCAGTAGCTTTTACTTGATTTACTTTATCTGATAATTGTTGTAACGTATTTTTCGCGTTATCTAAACTTTGCATTGTACCTTCTGGATCCGTAATTGCTTTAGCAATCACATCATCATAATTTTTTTCTGTGTTTTCCATTAGAATTTATCTATTTCTTCTTTATTTATTATTGTTAGTAGTTTATCTCTACTGTATATTTTTTCTTTTACCGACTCAATAGTCTCACCGTATCTAAAAACCAATCTATCATCGATTTCAGGTGATTCTGATTCCCACCCAAGGGCTATAATACCTTCAACACAATCATACATTGAGAATGTGTCTGAATTTATAGCCAAATCTAATTCAATATCGTCAGATTTTAATATACCAATTGATTCAATTTGTTTAACGTTTGGTGGTGTTGGTGAACCACTTGACGCTGGTTGTACATCCCAATCATCACCATACTCAACATTATCTAAACGTTTTGTTAAGATAAACTCATAGGTGTATTGACCTTTAAAATTTTTATTAAGTGGGTTTATATAAATTAAATACATATATTACGCTTTATTTACAACATCAAAATGTAATTCATTACCATGTAATGTTGTTTCACCGTTCGTTTCTATTTTGATATCAACAAAATACCTTTGTGGTACCAACCAAGTCGTGTCAATCGTAAAATAGTTATTATTTAACGCTTTATTCGCTAGCTGCCAATCAAAAATATCAATAATAGCTGGCCCTTGTTTAACGTATAATTTATAATAAACACTATTACTTACATAGTATTCAGAAACAGTATATGGTTTTCTTAAAAGGATGTTAACCTTTCTCTGTTCACCTTGCTGTAAACTTTCACCAACCTTTATACCGCTCAAAGATAAACCATATCTGGTGTCATCCAAAGCATCCATATTAAAGTTGTAATACCTATCAGCGTCAATTGGGACGAATCTTAATTTAACATTAGGTCTAGCATTCCCATTATAAACAATCCCGCTCCAAATATCGTTATACTCTGTGTAACTAACAAAATTTGATTCATCACCACCAACTGTTACATAATAAACACCTTTTGTTTTTTGGTTAACAGTATATCCCGTACCGTTAATGGTACAGGTTGGTACCTGGTCTAAATTTTCTAGTTTACCGTTAATAACCGAATAAAAGAATAATTTATTTTCTTTACCCAAATAAAAACTTATTCTTTCATCATCAATATGATCATCATATATTGTTTCAATATATGGTTCAAAAAATGTCTGTGTATGTCTTGTGAATAAACCAAGAGCACAAACTCTATTATCTGGGAACGTCAAAGCTTCAATAGCATCTGAGTATTTTAAACAGAAACCATTGTATGTTGTACCACTAGTTGCACCACTTATAATTGAATTTACGAAATTAGTAACATCCATTTTAATATCCTCATTACCAAAACCTAAATGTTGTACAGCAATTGGGTTGGTTCCCCCACTTATAACACCAGGTGTATTGAAATTTGTTACGTTTGTAGCGTTTATCCAATTTGATGGTCCTAAAATATATTCAATGTTTTGTGGGAATGATTGAATTCCAGTAACAAAATCATAACCATTACCCTCATCCCATAGTTCGTTAACATCATGTAATTCAAGATCAAATGAGGTTGGTCTAAAATAACTACCGAACATTAAATTATTGTCGATACTCAATATATCTTTAATATCAAAATTACTTGTATTTTTGATTGTTAAAATATGTTTCACGTTACCGTTTGGATTTATAACACCAGAGTTTACAAGATTTATAACCTCATCAAATGAGCAATAAAACAAAAACCTACTGATGAGATCACCAAAATATAGCTCTGACACTTGGTTTCTGCCAGTATTAACGTTACTATCTTTAACAATAGTGTTGTTTTTATCAAAATATGTTCTGTATATACCCATAGTAATAAATATTTTAATTAATACGTAAGTTATGATTAATTATCTTTGTCGTGGAATTTGTTGTATTTCCATTTATTTCTTGAGCAATTTGTCCTCTTAAATTTTTAACCGATTCCACAGCATTTTTACTTAAAGAACCTTCAGATTGCCCGATTGAATGCCCGTGGGATAAGAAAAGTGATAATATTTGATCTACTAAATCTAGTATTTTTTCACCTCTAACAAAACCATAAGTTTCATAACTTCTATTAGTATCGTCCGAAGAAAGATTTGATAAAAATTTAGAGATTGTTTCTTTACTCATACCATCATTAGCACTTTCAAGATAATCTCTTGAGTTTAAGCTACTTAAAAATAAAAATTTATCAGCGTAGTTAACGTTTACGGTAACTTCTTTATCATTTACCGTGGATTGTGTTTGTTTAGTTGTTGTTGTAATAGGTGCTTGCAATTCCTGATCACCTAAGAATCTATCATTGTCATATTTCCTAATTTTACGTATAAAACCGTTAAATTCTTTAAACCTAACATAATTTAGTGATGTTGAATCCGTTGGTTGTGTTGCTGGTATACCAAGTTCGTTTTGTAAATCAGCACTCGGGGTTGTATATGTATCTCTATTATTCGGATTTATTCTGACAACAAAGTTTTTTAAATCAGCAACCTCGTCTGTTGTATCGTGATTAGCTCCAGAACTATTAGATCTGAAAGGTATTCTATTAACCAGGTTTATAATATTATTTTCAGATTCGATTATTTGTGAACCAATTGTTTGTGGGTTATAAAATTTAATTTTTTTTGTCTTATAAGCGGAAATAATATCTTCAATGGTTTTATCTATTGATTCAACATCATTAAACTCTAGCGTGTGATTAACAACATACTGGTTATTATTCACACCAGATGTATAATTTTTAAACCTATTATAATCTTTTTTCATCAAACCTTTAACAATTTTTGAAGTATTGTTTTGTTTGGTGCTTATAAGTTCCAAAGTACTATATAGGTTTATACTACATATAATATTCTTACTATCAAGAGCTTCTTTTCTGGTATAATCAAATGTTATTTCAATCATATAATCTAAAAAAACATCTGGTTTAGTTGTTTCAGTAACATCTTTAACAGTGTAATTTATTGTTTTTGTAAACTTTGATAATTGAAACACTGGATATGTTTTTTTTCTAGCTTGACTATCTAAATGATCTAACCTAAGTAGAATCCTATCATTACCTAAAGAAACTTGCTCATTGTTAAAACCAGAAAAGACCGCATCGTTAACGCTATTTGAAATGTCGTTAGATACGGAAAATTTTCTCCTACTATTTTCCTCAAAATATGTTGTGTTTAGTTTTAAAGGATTTTGTGTTACAGGGCCAATATAATTTACAGTTCCGTCATCAAATCTAATTAATCTAACAACCTGACCAGGTTTAGGTATAACCGATATTTGATTTGGTAAAAATGGGGTTACAACATGCGGATCTCTGGTTTTAGCACCAACACCACTATCACTCCATTTATCATATTTTATTGAATTTATGTTCAATAAATCAATTGCATTCTCAATAGATGAATAAGAAACATGTTCCTTATATTCTTCGTAAGAAACAACAAGTATTCTACCGAAATTTAACGGATCACTATTATTAAAACAAATACCTAAACTAAAATCAGCTTTCATCTTTATCTTCGAATTTTAGTCTTTGTTTTAATTCATTATAGACTTTTTCATATGTAACTTCAACCTCTTCCATGGTCGTTGTTAATCTTAAAACAGTTTCTTTAACACCTTCAAAATCATTTTTTAAAGCGTGTAATAGCGTTGCCAAATCTTTATTTGATTTTTTATCAACGTTTTCAAAAATTTCTTTTAGTTTTGGATTATTCATATTTTATTGCATTTGTCCGAAGCCTGTTGTAAAACCAACACCAACAGTGGTTACTTCAATTTTTGAATTTGTTTTTATATGGCTAACCATAGTTTTCATACTTTCTTCCAAAGCAATCATAAGATGATTTGGTGTTCCATCTGGAAACGTTGCAGCCGTCTCAATACCTTTATCGCTTAAGCTTGATTTTAAATCATTAACCATAGCGATTTGATTTAAACCTGGTTTTAATGCACCACCCAATAAAACTAATGGTGGTGGCATAGGTGGCATCGGTGCTACGTTTAATAGTTTTAATAAGCGTAATATTTGTTCAATTATTGATTGACATCCACCAACTTTAAAACCTTTTAAAGCACTTAAAAGTGATAATAGACTTTTTAATGATGAGATGTAATCAAGTCCTCTTTGTTTTAAGAAATCAGCACTAATCTTTTTTGCTAAATTAAGTAAATCTTTTTTTACTAGATTAAAAATATTTTTAATTAATAAATCCGTGATAAAACTACCTATTTTTTTAATTAAAGGTTTCATAAAAGATATCATCTCTTCTGGTGATTTTTTTGTGTTATCATCTTTTAAAACTAAATATAATTTAGGTACCACCAATAATTTAGGTGTTATAATCATTTGCATAATAGCATATGGTATAGCCTTTAAAATATTTAATTGAATCTCAGCATTTATATTAGGTAAATTAATTGCTGCGTCTATTTCACCTGAATTAACAACATCGTTAATACCGTTTTTTAAAGCTTTATCTAATATATCAGACGCTTGGTCTAAATTTGGTATTTTTTTAGAATTATCTATTGTACTAGCATTTTCTTGCGGTACAACATTTTGTGGGTTTTCATTAGGGAAAATTAATCTATCACCCTGACTATTATTAAATAATTCTTCTAAAGAATTTATGATATCATCTGGGTTTATACCAACATCCAGATTACCACATGAAGAAAATCTTAAAAAGTTGTTTGCCCTAAGATTACCAGTGTTTTCAATATCATCTAACTCTTTATTATTAAAATTAAAAACATTATCAAAATCAGCGTCAGAGTTTAAAATACCATCACCATTTTTTTGCGCATCTGATGGTTTAAATTCTTTATCTAAAAAACTTTTATTTGACGCATCTGGCATTCCATTATCATCCTCATTACAAAACCCAAACATTTTTTTTAACCCTTTAATTAAAGCACTTTGTTTAACTATGATTTTTTTGTTTAGTTTTGCTTTAGTTGAAACTGATCCTGTCAATATATCCATTAATATGGACATAAAATTAGGGAAATTAAACACTGGTGTTACAACAGCTAAATAGTCATTTAAAAAGATTGAAAATTGTTTTTTTGAATAAAATTCACCGAATTTAAATACAAATGTTGACGGGTCTTTTGCGTGTAAAGTAAATAATACTCTATTATCTTTTTTTAATTCTAATGGCGAGTCAATTGTCGCGTTTTGTGATTTACTAAAAAAATAATTTACATGTTTGGTAATATCATTACCCTCATACATTAACTTACCCGACTTACTATCAGGGTCAATATTTAATAACCCAAAAGAATCAATCTCTTGTTTGGTCATTTCTACACCACCAACCGCTAATGTTGTATATTTTTGAGGTATAAATAAATTACTATCACAACCAAATAAAGCGATAAAATTATCAACAATAACTTTGTTGATTTCATCAAATTTTTTTAATTGGGATAGACTACCTTTTAATATTAAACTTTTAAACTCTTTTTGACCTCTGGTTGATTTAACCAACTCAACTAAAAAGTCGACAAATTCTAATTTATCTAATTTTTTTTGTGCATCGGTAGCATATGGTTTCTGTTTATTAGAAACCACCAGTGACCTATATCTTGAAAATATTTCGCTTTGTGAACTCATTATTATTCATATTCTTTTTCGTTTGTATCCGATCCGCTTGTAGTTGCTTGTTTTTTAATAAAATCTTCAGCCCATTTTCTATCCTCATCAGTAATCGTCATATTACCAGCGCTAGATGCATCGGATGACTTACCAGATTTATATAGAATATCACCTTGGATTTTAATTAACCTTAGTTTTTTTTCAATAGATGAATCGATTATTTTCAATAAATCATTTGTAATCTTACCAACTAAAGCAATATCAGAATTTTCGTTAATATCTTTTGTAAATTTTTTATAAGCGCTTAAAGCCCTATTTCTTTCATCAACAATTTCATTATAAGTTTCTTGCATAAGCTCTTTCATGCTATCTTCCGAAACGTCAACTTTTTTCTTTTTTGGTACCATAATAAATATTATTTAATATAAATATCAAGTATCTAAATAATTATCTTTAAAAATACGATATAATGACTTAAATCTTTTCATACTATTCCTAATTTCCTTTGTATTTAGGCCAGTCATATTACGGATATATAGTAATATTAGGTTTTTGTTGAATTTTGGTGAGTTTTTACCCTCATTAACTTGTGAAAATAATTCACGCCACTCTTCAAGTATCTTTACTAACGAATGTCCAACTTTAAATTCGTTGTCATTTAAATCATCTGATTTTAATTCGTCCTTTATATTCGCGGTTAAAGTTTCAATAAAAAAAGTTAGATCAAGATCTTCATTATCAATACGATATATTAAATCATCTCTTTTTTGTAAATCATTTTCTGATTCATCGATATCAACAACAGTTGTTTTTTTCTTATATTCTTTGACCATCTCACCGAAAAGATAATTTTTACATATTGTACCAAAGTACGAAAATGATCTTTTACCCTTTTCAGGTTTAAATTTATCAAATTTTGTCATCAAGAATGATAGCGTGTCAGCGTGTAAATCGTGGAATTCGTATGATTGTCTGTATAATTTATAAGTTCTGATAATACTTTCTATCATTGTGTTGATAGGTTCTTGTAAAAACTCTCTATAAATTTTTTCTCGTTCAGCAACTGTTTCGGATTCCAGAAACATAACCACCGCTTTTTCTTGGTCTACACCATAGTAGTTGCGATCTTTTTTCTGTTTTGCCATTACTCAATAACCTCATTTTCCTCATATATTATATGTCTATCATCGTTAAATAAATATTCTTTTTTAGCTGTTTCCATCCAAAATAATGCTTGTTTAGGGTCCATTTTGTATTCTACAGCTTCACTGTTTTTATATAACCAGAACAACGATTCTTCCCTCATATTAACGTGTTTGTAACCGATTTTCGGGATAACCATTGACTTGTAACCGTTTTTATGAAAACGTAGTAAAAACTCATAGTTGAATGTTAATTTGATTTGTTTAAACCCATTAATCTCGTTAAAAATAGCTGTTTTAATAACCATACCACAAGGGTTGATATTCGGGTATTCTAATAAACACTCTAAATCAACATTACCAAGTGATTCACTAAAATTATAAGCCCAAATAGCTTCATTTGATAAACCTATAAAGTTGTTGTCCTCAGAAACATCATTAACAATAGGTAAAAACATATCAACTTCTGGGTAGGCCGCAACATGTGTTTTAACATTACTGTACCATGTTTTTGATACCTCATCATCAAACTCCAAAATTGACATGTATTCGGTGTTAACATGCTTAGCCGCGTAATTTATTTGGCTCTGGTAATCAGTATCACCATCATTTGTTATGATTTCAATATTTAAATCATATTTTGTTAAATCAATTGACTCTAATTTAGCGTCAACTTCAATACAATTGCATCTTACAATTAAAACCTTTTCTGGTTTAACCTCATTTCTACTAATAGACGATAATGCGATATCGAATAAATCATCAAATTTTTGTTTCCCAATATCAGCAACTGAGTGTACTGGGATTATAACTGTTAAATTAGTTTTGCTCATTTTGTTCTACTTCTTTTTTAAAATTTTCTTTTATTGTTTCTAATTTCGAGATTTTTTTATTGAAAAGGTATTCATAAACCTCTTTAGTATTCTTTTCAAAAACTTCTTCAGTGTATTTATTTTCAACTGTTTTTGCGACATTTAATAAATTCTCTGGTAAAGTATCTTCTAACCAATTTTTAATGTAACTAGATAAAATTTCGGGTATTTGATTTTCATCATAAACCCAAACACCATTTTCATCTGTCATCCATTCTGGGATAATATTAGGTACTTTACCAATAACAGGTACATTACACTTAATAGATTCAACTGGGTATCTACCGAATGACGAATCATCATCAATCCATATAGAAACACAACATTCTTTTAAGTTATTAGCAAAAGTATCTTGTGGCATTGTATGCATATCTTTAAATGAAACAAATCTATAAATAGGGTATTTCAAATAGAATGATTTGATAATTTTTGCCGCTTTTCTAGCCTCACGACAATAGATAGCAATAATAGGTTTTTGTGGTTTATCGTTTAAAGTAAACGTTTTATCTGAAATCGATGGTTCGATAAATTGAACATCTACAACTGGAACCGTATCCTCAATCAATGTTTTAAGTGAGTTTGACGTTGTTATACATTCTTCAGCACCTAAATCAACCCAAGATTTACCAGGTGCGAAAGCTTCAAGCATATAATCAAATGATTGTATGTAAATAACCTTTTCTAAAGGCATTTTATTAATTTGTTCAAATACGTTACCATACACTTCTGGTACTATGATAAAATCAGAAGCCCCAACAACAAGATTGTTATCTTCAATTGATAAATGTTCTAATTCATCGCATTCTGGTGTCAACCATGAACCAACTTTAATGTAGTCATTTTTCTCATGTAACATACTAACACTATAACCTAAATTTTTAAGTGTTAACGCTTGTTTATAGAGGTGGATAACGCTTGATTTAGCGTTACCTTTGGTGTCTGGCACCAAAAAAACAATTTTTTGTTCTTTGTTTTGAATCTTGCTTATAGCCGACTCAATGTTTTTAACTATTTCGTTAGTTTTTTCCATTTTGTTCTTTCTTTAATTTTTTTAAAATTTTAAATAATTCTTCAATGTTAATTATAGTATAATCCGATTTAATATCAACATTAAAATCGTTTTTATGTTTTATAGATATTTTATCTTTTGGTTTGTTTTTTAATAACTTAGGGTTATCGGTAACCAAGATATCACAATACGACCAAAAATCTTTCCATTTGCTTGGAAAGATTATCTGTTCTAAATTATAATAGTTTTTACTTAGGAAGAATAATGTAGCTGATTTAGATCTTTGGCTTTCATTATTTAATAATACGATTTTGATTTTATTTTTGTTAGAGAAATCACATACTTGTTTAATGATACCAGGTTGACTTTCCTCAACTCGACCAAATACCTCAAAACACGCATCTTCATACATGAATTTACTCAGGTTAAATGAATTATCTTTTTTATTTTCAGATAACTCTAATTCTTTACCAACCTCAAAATTAGTGTCGACAATCTCACCTTCAATATCTGGGAATGATTTAGATAAATCAAAAGGATTTATAGGTAAAATGGGTTCTTTTTCAAACTCAAATTCATATAAATCCTTTAGTTTACTAATGTGTTCCCTTAAAATGTTATTTATTGTAATACCTATTACCATGTTATCATTTTTTTATATAAAAATAACACAATTTTGGTTTAAAATAAAGTCTACATTTTACTTTCGTTAAATATTTTTTCTATTTTTTTGATCAATGGGTTTCTAACGACATCATCTTCACCTAATGTTACTGTACCAACCTCATCAAAATTACTAAATTTTTGGATGATGAAATTCAAAGAGCTTTCACCCTTCTTTTTCATATCAATCTGATTTTCATCCCCTAAAAATATCATTTTAGAATTCTCACCAAGTCTGGTCATGATAGTTCTAATATTATCAATAGATATGTTTTGAGCCTCATCGATAATTGTGATTGAGTTATCAATATTAATACCCCTCATATACGCAATTGGCATTTCTTCAATCATGTTATTGGCTCTTAAAAGCTCAACACTATGTTTACCAATTACTTTTTCAAAATTATGCATAAAAGAGTACATAAACGGTTCCATCTTTTCTTTCATGGTACCTTTTAAAAACCCAATTTCCTCATCTTTTAAAGTTGTTACTGATTTAACAATGACAATTTTTCGGTATCTAGGATCACTTTTAAGAAGTTCTAAAGCTACAGCACAAGATAAAAAAGTTTTCCCTGTACCTGGGAGTCCCGAACAAATAACAATCTCTTTATCTTTTATCTCAGTAATGAGTTTCTTTTGATTTTGGGTTTTACACTTAATATCAACCTTCATTTTATCTAATACATTACCAGCATGTGCACGGTTCATATCTTCAAGAGCTTCAAACTCTTCTTCAGATGTTAATTTTTTTCTTGTTTTTTTTGTTGTTGGTTTTGTTTGTCTTGTACTCATATTTTTTTATGTTTTATTTTTTATAAAAAATTTTATCATCATATAGATCCCTATTGAATAGGTTTTTTTCATTAAACCCAGTACGATTTAATAGCGATTCCATTTCTTCTAGTGTATTACCAGACATCATTGTGTGG